TGTAGGACTTGCCCTGGCTTGGGTTTGATTACTACGTCAGCACAGACAGCAAAATAAGGCGACTTAGGGTGAAACTCAATGCCTTTTAGCTTTAGTTCCCCGCAGTTCTTAAGTCTTGCGATTTCGTATTCTAATCTTCGCGTTTCTACGTTTTGCTGATGCAGTTTGATGTTGGCGTCAGCCATCGCTTTGCATCGTGCTTGTAGACCACCATCTAATGGGATGGTTACCTGCATCGAAAGTCCGCCACTCCAGTTGTGGCTATCTTTTTGACCCGTTCTCGTTGGCATCTCATATAAGACGGATCCAGGATTATCGAGTATCCCATTATCATCCCGATCAGAGAGATCATATACAGGCTCGTTAAACATGCTCTGGAAAGGAAGTTGCCAGCTTTTGGATCGATTGACATATGGAGTGACAATTAATTGAGGGCCAGAGCAACGTATTCCGTTGCCAAAATCATTGCTAAAATTAGAACTAGGCGCAATCATCGTAGCTTGATTAATAACTGACCCGGAACTTGTGGCTGAAGGAGCGGCCGTAGCTGAAACGCCGCCAATCGTTTCCGCGTTTGCTGGAGCGGCTAGGACTATTGCGAGAAGGTAGAAATAGTGTCGGTAATTTGATTTATCTCCGTGACCCGCTGGATTGTGGTTACGTTTGACAAGCCTGGAGAAGAGTAAGTTTCGAGAAGCTGAAACGCTCCACCAGGGTCGACTATTGACCAATTGGGCTTGTTGTTTACGTCGAGGGCTGACCATCCGTTGACCGTAGTTGTTCCTGGTGTGAGGCTGGCCCCGTTTGCAGGCTCAATGTTGGTGCCACTAACAGAATATTGCCAGCCTGTTTCGTAGGACTCGCTCACAATTGTTTCAGTAACGTTACTGGTTGTTTCTGTGTGTGTCGTCATTGAGCCAGTTGAAAAATTGGGCACCACTGGAACAGCTTTTGCGGCCGGGGCAAACAGTAAAAGCAACAACAAAAGCCGCATTAGTCAATGCTCAACTCGGTGACAAACTGTCCAATCGCCAAAGTGTTTTCTGATCCTGCCGTTACTGTCATGACTCCTGCTGTTGAGATCGTTCCGGCAAGGCTGCCAGCCGTTCCACCAGCAGTAGATTGCAAGCTGCCAAAGTTTGCCACTTCGCCAGTTGTTACAACAGACGTTGGAATGGCATCGGCTTGAACGTAAGACTGGCTGAAACTAAAAGCATTGCCAGCGGTTTCCTGTGTTGCAGCAATAGTGCCTGGAGCGTAAACGCCTGAGGTAATTGCTCCTGTAGAGATGGTGTCGGCGGTGGTTGAATCTGTGGTGTCAACACCGGAGCCACTGATCGAAAATGTCGAACCAATCCGATCTGCGGTAGTCATCGCTCCACCAACTTGCAGCTGGACGCTCGACTGAATCTTATGAGTCAGATCAGCATGGGCTGCTGGGGCCAAGGACAGCGCAATTGCCAGGAGAGCAAACCGTTTCATTTTGAAGAAGGCGCGTTGGTAGGCGTTTCTACCTTAGGTGGTGCTTTCTTTTGTTGATTAGCGGATTTACGTTCTATACCAAAACTTGCCATTGCACCGGTTAAAAGGCTTGCCACGAACGTATTATCCATTTTCATTTGAGGGAAAATCCCTAAATATGAAACGGTTAGCAACGTTGCGCTCCAAATCAAAACAGAGACCTTAACAAGGTCTGCCGTTGAAAACCCGTCTTTTTCTTCATTGTCCTTTGGATCTGCCATGATTAGTCGAAGCGTTTGGTCGAGCGGTGGTTGAAGTTTTAGCGGCTGTTGCTGGAGCGTCAGTGGGTGTGGCTGGTCTGGGGATCGTCCGTGCCAACAGTCAAAACCAAGCAGGCCGTGAGTCGTTAGTGAGGCTCACGTCAGCTATGGATAATTTAGCCACACGAATGGATTTGCTCCATACCGACATGATGGCAAGAGATCGGGAAATTTTCGGGAGGCTTAGTGACCTGGAGCGTTCAGTAGCAAGGATTGAGGGACACTCGGACCTTCATTAGAATCTGATTAATAGCCAAACTTCCATGCTGTTCTTAGTTCGTCCAATTCTGTTCTCGTTCCTTAAGAGCAAGGCGGTTAAAGTTCTGGTTCTTGATCTTCTTCAGGCTTACGTCAAGACCACGGACAACACAATTGATGACCAAGTTTGTGAGTATGTGAGCAAGAACCTGTTCCCTGAAGCAAGGATCGAAAAATGAAAGCTGATCCCGCTTGGGTGTTAGTCAGCGGGTTTTTTGTTTTGGGGACTTTGGCCGCTGTGGTCATTGGAAGCGGAGGTTTTCTGTTTCTCGCCGGTTGGCATTCAGGCTTGTCTCAGCACCCGGAATGCCCTAGACCGGCGTTGAGTAAATGAATCGCTTTTTTATGGTGCTGACGCTGCTGCCATTCTTTGCTCATTTCAGGGGAACGCCCCATCAGCTAGCAGCAATTTCTGAGCTGGAGGATTCTTTGCCTGAAGAGCTGCTGAGAGAAGATGCAGCTTGGTTTGAGGCTTGGAAAGCTAGTGGAATAGCGCAGCAGACTCACGTGCCTTATTTTCACCAACTAGATAACAAAAGCGGCAGGGGCTACAGGGAATGTTTCAGCAGCTCTTTAGCAATGATAAGCGCTTTTTATGGAAAAGTGAAAACCGATGATGAATACAACAGGATCCGGGAGCGGTTTGGCGATACAACAAGCATTACAGCTCAAATTCAAGCCTTAAGGTCCTTAGGGCTACATGCTGAATTTAGGCAAGACGCTGATGGGAGCTTGGTTGAAGCAGAATTAGCCGCTGGGAGACCTATCGCCTTGGGATTTTTGCATCACGGTGACATGAGCAGAGGTGAGCCACCAATGTGTGACTCTTATGGTTGCGGCCATTGGCTTGTGGCGGTCGGTTTCAATAGAGATGATTGGACCGTCCATGACCCAAGAGGCTTGCCAGATATTGAGCGCGGAGGTCATTCAGGACGATATGGCGGGAGGAATGCCAAGATTTCACGGCAAGCCTTTAAGCAGCGTTGGGAAGTTGAAGGCCCTAGCACCGGTTGGGTGATTCTGGTTGACGATGAGTAAGCTGGCATTTTGATTGGCTTGTATGGCGGTTCTCTGCGACCACGAAATTAGGGCTTTGTGCGACAGCCATCAGATGGTTTGGCCTTTCACTCCAGAGCTATTGAATCCAGCAAGCTTAGATGTGCGCTTAGGCCATCGGCTGATGATTGAGGTTTCAGATCGCCGTAAGTTGATTGAGATTGACATCTCAGACCGGACAGAGGAAGACCCTTACTACTTAGCTCCTAGTGAATTTGTACTAGCCGAAACGATTGAGACGTTTAATCTGCCTGACAATATTTCGGCTCAGTTCGTTTTGAAGTCAAGCCGCGCCAGAGAGGGCTTTAATAACTGCCTTGCTGGTTGGTGCGATCCAGGTTGGCACGGAAGCAAGTTGACGTTAGAGCTGAAGAACGAAAGGCGTTATCACGGGTTGCATCTGTATCCCAGTCTGAAGATTGGCCAAATGGTTTTTCATCGCATGAGTGACGTTCCAGCAGCCACCTATGCAGTAACAGGCAATTACAACAACCATCTGCGGGTTATGCCGTCTGTTGCTGCCTAATGGGTCTGTACTGGCTGTGGAGTTATGTGATTGCCTTGTGGTCAACGGTTGTTGTCAATTGTGCTAAGCCGGTCAATTGGGATAACTGCTGGCCGCCACAAGAGTGGTTAGCTCCTGCTGTCCATGACTACATTCGAGCTAAGCGTCCTTACTCTGAGGAACGCAAAATCCTGAAGTCGGTGGAGCACAGCAATGGACTGGATGATCGCAGAACAGAGCCTCCATGAAGAGCTGATGATGGAACGGTCAGTTCGCTCCATTTACAACACTGAGGACATCGAAGAGGTCCAAGGCTTATGTGCGGCTTTGGTACGTCAGAACTGGCATCAGCGCAAGCTACTCAATCAAGCAGTCACCAGGATCTCTGAGATGGACGCTCAGTTGACCTGCCTTGAGTAAAAGCGATCCATCGAGCTCTGTCGAGATTTTGAGATTCGTTATAGAGCCGAGCGATCCTGCGTTCATGGAGTTTGAAAGCTCTAAGATCGTTGGCGTTTTGAAGAAGGCGAAGTTTGGTGTCGATAGATTCCATTTTACGTTTCATTTTCAAATGAGTTCAGTAGTTCTGCGTCAATACCAAACAAATTTTTTAGGTGTTGTGCAGCATCTAAAGCCATACTTTTATTTTTATAGCTACAAGCATCTTCTAAAAAAGAAGTAAACAAACAAACCTGCTTAGGGTTTCTGTAAAAGGCTGCCAAGTACAGAGCTTTATCCTGGCACGATTTTAAGATATACCGCATCTCAATCTTTTTGTTTAATACGTCCTTCAACACGTTTACGAATAGATTGCCTCCATTCTGCTTGATCTTTTGCCATTGCTTCGTTATACACGGAAGTAGGACTAGATCTTTTTAACTCAGAATAAATGGCTTCTCTTATCCAAGCTGTAGCTCTCTTGTCTTCTTTTGCTGCGGCTTCTTGGATCATTTCTGCTCGATGGGGATCTAGCAGTATTTGAAAGTAAGTTTTATTGCCGTGTCGAAGAGCCATACTGCCTAGATTATTCCAACTATACTACCATGTAATAGAAGAATCGGTTTTCTTTTTCCAGGCAGTTGCTTGAGCATGACGAGCTTGAGCACGCTGGTTCGTACAGCCTGCTCGTACTTTTCTTGCTCCTTCTAAAAACATGGCAGCCCGTTGAAGGTCACCCGTAGTAGCGGTGCGTATCGCTGTTTTCAGGCGCTCCATCACTATTTGCCTTCCTGTAAGCGGCATCCATAGCCTCTTGCAAATTCTTGTAATATACTACTGTGCCATTACAAGAAGAGAGCCATCCTTTGTCTGTGCAGTAAACGCGAATCATCAGTGGGTCTCCATCCAAGTTTTACCGATAGAAACCTCAGCCAATGCGGGGATGTCTCCCAACCACTTAGCTTCAGCCTCCTCCATCACTTGTTTTAGGCGAGCGGCCCACTCTTCAGCAGCATCTTCACGCACCAGCAACAAAATTTCGTCATGAACTGCGGCTGCAATACGCACTGTCTGTTCACCTGCCTCATAAACCAAGGGCCAAAGCTTGCCAAGGGCGCATTTAAGGATGGCCGCACCAGCTCCCTGGATCGGTGTATTGCACCGAACAGTCAACCGGTTCATATCACCTTGTAAATACCGCCGCATATCAGAAACCGGAATCCTGGTCTCAGCCCATTTATTACCTGAAGTGTCCTGGGACTCCTTTGCCATTTCTTTTTGCCATCTGCCAATCCCAGCAAAAGCGTCTAGCCAGCCATTACGAATTTCAGCAGCACGCTCAACCGTCATGGTGATGCCTGAGCCACCGGCATAGTTACGCAGCCCTTTTGCACCTGAACCGTAAAGCAAACCAAAGTTTGCGGACTTAGCTATTTGCCTACTACATCCGATAGTTTCAGAGGTAACAGTGTGAAGATCTTCACCCCGCTGGAACGCAGAAATCATCCGTTCATCACCCGCAATAGCAGCCGCAAGTCTTAGCTCCATCTGACCAAAATCAGCATCTACTAAGAGGTAACCTTCCGGCGCTTCTACGCACCCACGAAACTGTGGATCACGAGGTATTTGCTGGTTATTAGGTTTAATACAGGACATCCTCCCCGATTCCGCACCAAGCTGCATGTAACTGGCACGTACAAAACCATCAGCATCCATTTTCTCTTGAATGGAGTTAATCATTTGACGGCGCTTGTCTGCCCTTTTCCACTCCAAATAAATTTGAATAACCTCATGGTCTGCGGCATAGGCTCGTAAAGCCTGTCGTGAAGCACTAGGTTTACCGTTTGCGTCTTTAGGTGTCTCACCTAAAAGATCACCTAATTTTTCCAGCAGTTGCTTTGGGCTGTTTAAGTTGAAACCTCTGTATTTTTTACTACCGTCGCGAATCTTACCCTCATCCTTGGCACGTAAATTAAAAGTATCGTCTTCGTCTCTAGGTAACTTTTTGCCCTCAGGAAGAGCATAATCCAGCTGAAGGATAAAGTCTTTCTCTAAAGCTTTTATATCTACCTGATAATCTTCCTTACGTTGTTGCAAATTAGCAGCGTTCCAGGGTAAACCTGTGCGCCACATCTGAGCCATAGCAGGTAGGGCACGACACTCCAGGGAATACGCTTTTGTAAGTCTATTTATTCTTATTTTATGATCTAATATCTCATCTAAGTTCATCAAAGCAACAACATCATTAGCTGCATAGTCCAACTGTTCGTTAGATAAAGCACCGCTCCAGTCAGATCTTTGTTGCTCCTTAGAAAGCTCTGTGTCTAGATAACGCTTGACGACGTTCGCAAGTCCGTGCTTCGGAAAAGGCATCCCGTTTGTGAGAAGTCGGCTGGCCAGCATGGAGCAACGCACCCACCCATGCGGATAGATGTCGTGCTCTTGCAACCACCCAAGATCAAATACAGCGTTATGGGCAAGCCAGTATCGGACTGGACTGCCGAAGAAGCGGCGCAACTTAACCCACTCGCTTTTATCAAGTTCAAAGCAATCAATTAGGACAACAGTATTACGAGCACCAGAGCCAAGCTGCAACAGCCTCAACTTCCCACGCTCAGGCTGTAGCTGGAGCGTTTCAGTGTCAAAGCAAACTGATGCGGCAGTCTCGATCTTGTCGAGATGCTGGATTCCGTGAAAGACTTGAGCAGACATGTGTAGCGTCGTGCGGCTTTAGCAGTGTAGCACACTACTTACACGTAATGCGCTCTACTAGCGGGAAATAGTCTAAATCGTGCGGGCTTATCACAGCGACATCAATACCGAAACTTAGAGCAGACGTAACCTGAGCTTGAAATTGGTCATAACCATCTTCATCATCCTGGTACGTCACTTGTTCCACAGCCAGAGCCCTGTTATCTGGGTCATAACTTGTAAAACGTGCCAACGCTAAAGCGTCTATCTCGCCTTCATGCGTAGGCTCTATTTTGCAGTAAATAAACTGAACGTTGCTTCTCACGCTGGGGTATCTCCTAATAGACTTGTGGCGTTGGTTAAAACACCAGCGTGCTACATAACTAAGAAGCCAGTTCATTAAAAACAATGGCAACAACGTTCTCTAGCTGCCTTATATCTAAGCCGTTACCTACTCTGCGCCTAACTAGGCTTACCAAAGTGTGAAAGTCTTGGGGGCTGTAATTCCCCACGTCTTTAGTTTGTTTTGGAGCAAGTCTATCTCGTATAAGCTGCGCCCTAGACACATGTTTAAACCCGGCTTCTTTATCTACCTGGGCTAAAAATTCTTCGGGGACGCGGACTGTAATTTCCTTCATTAAAGGTACTCGTTGTAAAAGGCACTACCGGGTCCATATTTAGACACGATCTCTGGAAACGCAGCCAGAACCCTGGAGCGATTACGGGGATCAGCTAGCAGTGCCGCTTCAGCTAGCTTACTAAAGAACTCACCACCGTAGTGATGAGCAGTCTTTATGCTGGCTCGGATTTGCTTTTCAGTCACAAGAGTGTGCTAACTTTAAATACAGTAGCACACTGTATAGTGTGGTCAACCATGCTCGCGCTTGTGCTCATCATACTCAATCTGTTTTATCAGTTTTTGTAAAGCTATCCTGTGCTCCGACGTGTCTGCCTCAACAATTTCTCTCGTTAATTGTGTGTAGATTGCTTGGCAGCTAGGGCACAGAGCATATTTGTCTTTACGCGGGTCTATTTTTAATTCATACTGTTTACCACTGTTGTGCAACAGCAAACCAGATGTAACGTTAAAAGTTCGCGCCATAAGAGCACCGAACTCTTGAGAAATTAATCGTTTTTTATGTTCTAAATTATTATACATTTTTTCTGTTTCTTCCTTTTTAATAGTATTAGGTGGAATTAGATCTTTAATCGTACACATGTTTGCGTACCCCACGACTAATCCTCCATTTAAGGCACCTTCCAAAGCTGGTCTGTACCTTTGAGGTTCATTTATAAGCGTTACAGCAGCACGACAGAATAAAAAATATTGGTAGGTTTTAGGGGTAATTGTTCTTATATGTGATTTGCCATCGTCTTTCCTATACTCTATTTTAGCTCCAAGCATATGATTATTGTATCTATACAAAATGCCCCTTTCGTTCTTTAAGGCATAGTCGTATTCATCTTTAAAAACTGTAAAATCTGGGTCAGGGTAACTGTCAGGATTAACTATAAATTCCCACTCGTGCCACTCAGGCGGCGTTACCCACCGTTTAGTGCTGTCGTCATACGTGATTCTTGGAATACGATTGGTAGGCATGGGTCGTGTAGGGAAGTACAGCGGATCTGTGCAGGGAAAGTGCCTAGCCGCACTTTCCCGTCACTTGGCTAGATCCGTCTCGAAACTAGCACAGGCAATGTTGTTGTGCTACTTGGTCAATCCCAAGCGTCCCAAGAATCATTTCCCTTAGGTAACTGATAATCGTCGGTAAAAGCCTCTTTGCCTGCGCTGGAAGAGTTCTTAAGCACATCGGGGTTTCGGAAAACTTGTTTGTCGGAAATAAGAACGGCTTTCTCCGCCTTTTTCCGATGGTCGTCTTTTTCCGAAAGCTCTGTGTGCTTTAAATCCGTTCCAGGGGAAGGGTTGTGCTGTTTTCCTAAGGTTATTTCAGACACCCCACGCGCGTTAGACCTTTTTGAGAAAGGCACTGGAGCGTCCTCACCTAAAGCTCGGTAATACTTCGGGCTTCTCCCTTTCTTCTTAGGAAGAGCCTTTGGAGCGTCACACGCTTCGATGAGTTGAGAATCGCTCAGCTTCTTGAGGATGTGCTCTAAAGCTCTTCGCTTGTGCTCTCCCCCCAAACTTTGATGATCCACCAAATCTTTCAAGCACGTTTCCTTACGGGTGGAACGCATCATTTTCAAAACATCTTTAAGCAGCTGATTTGCTGTAGGAAATTTTACCGACGTTTCTAACTCAGGAACTTCACTAATTTTGTAAGTAAAGTCAGCCATAAGACTGAACACCATTTGGTGCCCTTCTCTATCGTCTCTCGACTTTTCAACAGTGATCAATCTTGAATTAACAGGAATACCCATTTCCACTGTTTGATCAGCAGCTATTTTATTCATATTCCACGTTTCATCTACAGCGGCCTTAATCGCGCTTGTACCTCTAAACCCACCATTACGGTTGTTGTGGTGAATAACAATGATGGTGCAAGACCCAAAGTCAGTGGAGTTACGTCTAGCTAAACGTTTTAAAGGTAACGCGTACTCTCTTCTATTTTCTTCGTATGGGTTTGAATCATTACAACCATCCAAACTGTCAATAACAATTAAATCGTATTTACCTGAAGTGTACTTACCATTTTCATCTACACCGCCTCCTTGAAGCTTGCAAAAACGTCTGTACCACTGCATATCCCACTCACCCACGACCGATACGCCTGACGTAACTCCAATAGACTCAAATTGCCTACGCACAATTCGCTCGCTCTGATCTCCATTGAGCCAAAGACAACGGCCCTTCTTTACGTTTACCAACGCGCCATACACCTCAAAAGGTAAACCTTGAGATATGTGCTTACAAAGTGTTTGGCACATAACGGATTTACCAGTACCCCCATCTGCGTGAACTAACAACAACCAAGGTTTGGGAATTATCCCTGGAATTATGTAATCAAACGGTGTCTCATCCAGCTCACTCAAATCTTTTGCCTTGTACTCATTATTTCTTTTAAACGTTAAATGGCTATCCAGTAGGCGATCAATAGCCGCAGCACCCTCCTTGGACCGTCCGCTCTCAAGGGCCAAAGCGGTTTTAGCTTGATCCAGTAGCGCGGGGTTCTCAATAGTCTTTTCTAGTTCTTCAGCTCTAGCGAGCAGCTCTTCACCACTAAGAAAAGCCTGAACAAACTTCACCGGCGACGAGTCGATCTCCTCCACCAGTTGTGCAATACCGTCCCTTTGAAATCGTTTGCGATCTGGGTCCGCCAAATCAGCCAACTTGATCAAGCTCCCAAAACCCAAGCCACGGCTCTGGAACCCAGATGCCCATCGATCGCGACAAGGGTTTTTACCGTTCTCCCATTCATGGGAATATTCGGCATCACGCTGGCTCCACTCTTCCCAAAGTTTCAAACCATCCGCGTTAGGCATCTCGCTGTTGAGCATCGCGCCGATTTCCCACCAAAAACGCTCACTAAAAGCACCACGAGGCTCGATAACACTTAGGCAACTCCGCCCAATAGCAATCTTTTCCTCCCTGGACCGGTTAGCAAAGCGCGTGTCCCGCAGCTTCCGGCCAGCATCTTTCTGATTGACCTTGCGGTATTGCTCCCGCATCCGCTCAAGAAGCCACTCAGGAGCCTCAGGAAGAGCATTCACGTCTCCCTGGAACGTGTACTCACCCTGGTCCTTGTAAGCGCCGCACAGAACGCCCTGAGCACCCCAAAGAACTTCCCAGCCTTCCTGCTGTGCGGCAGCGTGGCTCATCGAAGCGACCCTTAAACGGTCTTCCTCTGGAACGACAAACAAAAACTTTGCCGCGTTCTTCTTAGTTGACCTAACGCAAGGCGCTTTCTCCAGGTCAGTGCCCCACTTCTCCTCAATGGCACCAAGGTTGCGGTCAACGTCAAAGATGACCAAGCCACCTGAGCGAGTGC